TACGGAATCTGGTAAGTTAGCTATTGGAATCTTTGCACCGCTATCTAGTGGAGCATAGCCATTAGCTTGGTTTTTCTCGCTTGCATCTTGGTAGGTCGTAGAATCTAAAGAACCATCGCCTTTTACAAAGTCAGAAGATGTCCCTCCGTTAGTAACATGACTGTCCGCAACAACATCTCCCGTAATCGTTGCTCCAAGTGAAGTTGTGGAAATCTTTGTTGCACCTGAATAATTTATAGAAACAGCTCCATTGTTATCTGCGATTAAGGCATTTTGCGTTCCTCCAACTCTTAAAGCTAAAAATGCGCCCGCTTCAATAAGAAGTTGAGAGGTATTTGTTAAAGTTTTAATATAGGCTCTATCTGTATTGTTATCGTAATATATCTGTAAATCATTACCTGCTCCAAATATAGCTTTGCCATTATCTTCGAAACTTGCATTTCCCGTAACCGCTACTCCTGTACTTGTAGTTGTTAGTTTAGAATTACCATTATGGTAAAGTAGTAAACTTCCTCCAACAGCAGTTTTTAACCATTTTACACCAGTTAAACTCTCTAAAGATATTTCATTGGACGCTAATGTTAAAATACCTAAATTATTCTGAATAGTGCCACCGTCTACACTGAAATTACCCGCAACAGAGACATCACCTTTTAAATAAGTAGTTGCTATACTATTATTACCTAAAGTAACGGTATTACTTCCATTTCCCTCTGCACCATCTCCTATTACAATTTCATTTATAGTACTTGCACTCAAGGCTGATTTAGTGTCTGCTCCGATAAATATATTTCGACTTCCTGCAACCTTATTGCCTAATACTGCAGTTCTACCTGCATCTTTTCCTATTCCAATGTTTTCATCTCCTTCTATATTAAAAAGAGATTGTTTACCTAATGCTACATTATCAAGTCCTATGGTAGTAGACCGTAATGCTTGATATCCAATAGCAGTGTTTCCCCATCCTCCAGTGTTAGAGTATAATGCAGAAAAACCATTAGCAGTGTTCTGATTTCCAGTAGTGTGAGAGCGTAAAGCACTCCCACCAATAGCTATGTTATAACTTCCCGTAGTGTTTGCAGCTAAAGCATCTACTCCAATAGCCGTGTTATTATCTCCCGTAGTGTTACTAAATAATGCAGCTGCGCCAACCGCAGTGTTCGTACTTATATTCGTACTGCCTCTACCAACGGTTATTCCGTTAACCATTAAATCTAAGCTAAAAATCTTTTGCCCTATTATGGTTTGTGCTGTGGATAGGGTTACATAACCTAATAAATCGCTACTTGTTGCGAATGTTCCATCGCTTAGCGCAGTATTAAATTCTGCCGTTGTTCCTGTTATGCCTACTATTGAAGTCTGATCTCCTGTGTTTGTACCACTTAAATTAGAGCCTGTCACTGCTCCTGTTGCTGTTACCCCTCCGTTAACATCAACACCTGTGGCTGTAGTTTCTAGTTTTACAGATCCACCTAATGATAGCTTAACCGACCCTGTAAGGGATGATATATCTATATCATCAATTAAGTTGTCAATCTGAAGTATATTGCTGGTACCTCTGTAGCCAACCCACCCTTTGTCACTATCTAGTGAGTTTGTAAATAGTATGTAGTTATCTCCATTCTCAGACGGACTCTTAAGTGTTAATACATCACCAGTAAGTCCCTGAATAATGGTGTCCCCAACTACGTCAAATGACTTAGATGGAGTAGCAGTGTTTACACCAACCCTTTCAGCGATTGAATCAACATTAAACACAGTTGTACCAACGCTCAAGTTTTTTGTCATCGTTTGATCGTTGACAAAGGTATTAGCCTCGTTTGTCTTGGCTAGGTTTTGAGTATCTACTGTAATAGTGTCATTACCGTTATCAGTAACCACAATATTAGTAGAGCCTACTATGTCAACAGCCCCGATAAGACTGTTTATGCTCTCAACATAGTCAGGCCTGTCCATAGAGATGGTAATCGTATCAGACCCATTGTCTGTTATCGTCAAACCATCCCCCCCAACAAGAGTTAAAGCACCCGTCAATGTGTTTAACGAGCCAACACCGATTGTTACGTTCTTACCAACAAAGTCAGCGATTGCTTGGATTTTAAAGTTCTTAGTCTTATTTCTATCCTCAGCATCTGTACCAATCAAGTAATCTGACCCCGTAGGAGTTACGGTTTCGTATATCCTCTTGTTACTAATTTTACCCATTTATATGCCTACTTTAAATATTTTTATAGATACCGCTGGAACATCCGACCAGCTACTAGAATTAACATGAGAATAAAGACCTCCTTGGTCAACACCAGAGCTGTCTCTTAATATCTCATAGGTAAGGACGTCCCCTACTGATGCAGTCAAAGGAACTGAAATCTCGTAAGGTACAGACACCCCTGTCTGATTTAACTCAACCATCTTTGTTACGTCAGACTGAACTGAGTTGAAAAGAGGTCTAAACAAAGTAACAGTAACACCACCAGACGATCCTTGTCTCTCAAAGTTGGCATAGCCCGTAAATAAATACAGTCCTGCCTGATTAAAGGTTATAACACCATTAGCGTCCAATGAAACTGGGTCTGATCCTGTGTTCTGTGCAGGACCAAACTTTACCTGTAAAGGAGTGTCTAATCCTGTTGGCAGTTGGCTGTTTGTCTCTGATGCACTAAGCACTAATGTTGTACCAAACGATAGCTGTGACTTGACGAATGTAGACACATCAGCCATAGCAAAGTTCTTTGTTACAAAGCTATCACTGTCGTCAGTGCCTATCAAATAGTCATCAGCCGTTGGGACTGTTAGTGGGTAAGCACTTTGGTTACTTATCTTCGCCATTTATTTCTCCTGTTTTAATGTTTATCACAGCCTTTTCGCCATACTTTTCGACAAGCTGCTTCTCTTGCTCTGCAAATGCTTTCTTCAATAGGTCAACCTTTTGAAACACCTGCATTTTTTGAATCTCTAATTCACCTAGAGTAAGTTTTGCATCTGCAAACTCTCTCTGTAATCCCTGTAACTTCTCTAATTCTTTTTTACTTAACTTTTCCATTTTTCTGATATAATTTATCTGCCCCCTTGTTTTCGGATGCTCCGAAGAAGAAGTCAGTGATGGTATTCACTTTAGCACTCATAGCTCCCCAAATAGAGCCTATTAAACCTGTTTCAAATTGATTTACGTCCTCAATACTGCCATTAATAATAGCATAAATTAACCAAGCCGTCAAGCCTAGGTAAGCAATTAAAAACGTAAGAGCATAAGCCTTCTGCATTGAATTATCAGTACTATACATAGATCTTGCGTTGGCCTTCTCGTCAGCCTCCATTTTGTACAGCTCCTTAAAAAACTCTCTCTTGTCCTCCTTGGTATCCACAAAGCGATCCACGGTGTCAGCAATGCTTTTAATCATTCCCTCGCCTTCGCCTTTGCCAAATAATCCTTTCAACATTTTAAACATTGTACTCGTAGTATTTAGTTATCTTATCTTCCTTTACCGCTACTAGTGGTTGGTTTCTGTTCTTCTCTTCACTAACGTAGCTAACGTGCACCCATGATGGGTTGTCATATTCATCTGGATACTCAAGTATCAACTGATCGTAGTCTAAGTAGTTTAGTATGAAGTCAAATACGTCTGCATTACTAACCATTGTCATCTTATGATCTTGGTCAATGTCTCCAGCTTGGCCAACACAATGCTGGCTCTGTAAACTTCCACTAATCAAATTGTTCAGCTCACGGCTTCTGTATCCACTGCTTATGAATATAGGCTCACCGAAGTAATCTCTAATTGGTTGAAAAATATTCTCAGCCCACATAATCATATTGCCTAAGTGACCATCAGTAGGGTAGTTCTTAATCCCATGCCTAATGGCGGTGTCACTCTTTATCATCTCAGACAAATCAAGATTTTCACTCAGCCTCATTTCTTTTCTTTATCTCAGATTTGACAAAGTAATACAACTCTTTACCGACAAGCCCAAAGAATCCACCGATTAAACCTATTGCTGCTGCCTGAAGCATACCCATTGCACTAATTGTTGATGCAGTTGTAAATATCCACCCTGTAATAAATGATAGTCTATTGTCCATTGTATTTATTTTTTATATGGAAACATCCTGTTTAGTGTGTCTCTTCTTTTGTCGCACCCACAGTCTTTAACTACCTTCTCAACAACCTTGTTTACTCCAGTCGCCTTAGCTATCTTTTCAACGGTGTCTCCTAAACCTCTTGACTTCATTTCTTCTTACCTTTAAGTGCCATCTTAATCATCTGGGCTTCCATCTTGGCCTCCTGAAATTCTTTTTCCATCTTCATCATCTTCTTAGCCATGATGAGCTTTTGTATTCCTGTTATTCCATCCATCATTTCCTTGCTCTATTTATCTTTTGGTGTTCTAAAACTAATTTACCACCCTTGTGAGAGCAGTCCATGTTGTCACCCTTCTTTCCGTTAGTCTTGTTAAACTTATTGCACTCCACCCTATTCCTTACCGCACTCCTTTTCTTCTGCGCCTTAGCACTTGTTGCTCTGTGCTTCTTCCTAGCTTCAGGGTTATTCTTGTAGTATAATGCAGTCCTTCCTAACATCTCACCATTTCACTTTATTAGCCCAATACGCAGCAGACATCTTTCCTTTAGCAATATTACTTGCGTGCCTGGCTTTAAAACTTTTTCTTCTAGCCTTCTCTGACTCAGACTTCGGAGACTTTCCAGCACCTCTCACACCCTGCTGCCCAAACCTAATTGTTTTTACTTTTTCACCTTCTTTAGCGACAACAACATGAGATTTGGTAGGATGAGACGGGGTCCTTTTTGGGGTATTGTAACCAGAAACGCCCGCATTCTTTAGTCTACTGTCTTTATTAGCCATATTACCTATTTGCGTATTTTCTTGTTACCTTGCCTTTCTTTGTGTTGGGTACAAACTGCTGTTTCTTACCCATTGATTTCTTCTTCTTAGCTGTTGATCCCCTCTCGCTCTTGCTCATACTTTGTGCTTTTTTCAAAGGGAGACATCTGTCTGGGTTTGTTTTGTCCTTGCTAGTGCCGCACTCGCCCTTAATTGAGCCGTCAGTGCCTATTCTTACCCATTTCTCTTGTCTCCACTTCTTTAATTCACCCATTACTTCTTCATTTTGCCCATTGTAGCCTTCTTAACCTTCATGGTGCATGGTGTACTCTTCATCTTTTTCATTTCCTCTTAGATAATTTGTTATAAATACTTTTCTTAATGGACTTTTGACTAGTTTGCCCTGCCCATCTCTCGACATTCTTGCCGTTCTTTGCCATTGCGGCTGTAAAATATGGTTTCATTTCTTTTTCCCGTATTTAGGGTCCTTACAATATTTTGAGGCGGCCATATTAGCATAAGCCGAAGGATATCTGTCAAAGGTTTTTTTAGCCCAGGATATCCCTTTTGCACAAATTTTGTTGTTAGATTTCCTTTTCATATCTTTGACAAAGTTAATAAATTTAATTTTAATCAAATGGCATCAAAAAGAGACTACCTAAAGTACTGGAGGGTAATAAGATACTGGGTAAAAGCAATACATGGGCTAAGTCAAAACGATATAGACGTACTACTATTCCTAAACTCGGAAGGAAGATTTCAGAAGGTTGATTTTGAAAGATTCGCCAAACTACTGCCATGGAGCACATACAGGTTCCATAACCTACTACGCGATGGATGGATAGAGTTGTATGGGAAAAGATACGGTAAAAATAGATATCAGCTATCAATGAAGGCAGAGAGACTAATTATCTCAATCTACAACAAGCTAGAGGGTCAAGAAATATCAGTCACGACAAGGAAGAACCCTATGTTCAAAAAAAATGTCTCCTACACCGATAAAGTGTACAGAGACATGATTATTGAAATGAATGACTATATCAAAGAACAACGACAACATCCCTCTGCTGAATAATAGTGAATTTTTCACCGTTTATCACCATTGAATGAGACTGTGCCTTGTCATAGTAAATTTTATCACCTTTGTTCACCCCAGTTACTGAGGTCCCAGGGGTAACAACCTCACCAAGCTTGTACCTGAATGAGTTCTTATCTTCAGAAGATAGGAGCAGACCTGAGTCTGTCTCCATCTCTTCCTCAACTGTATGGATCAAAATATAACTTCCTAATGTTTTCATCGTTCCTCCCTTGCCATTGTAATAATTGCATTAGTGCTCATAATCGTAATAGCAACAGATACTGCGTTCTCAAGTGAAGTTCTCACTACCTTCATAGGATCAATCACGCCCATCTTCATCATATCGCCATGCTCATCTGTCTTCACGTTGTAGCCCTGACCGAACACAATTTCCTCACGCCCAAACTCAACGTCTGCACCATATATCTGATCAATCCTGTAGTCTGCGTTTATTAATATCTGCTCCAATGGAGTCATCAGTGCTTCCCTTAAAATCGCGTAAGCGATTCGTTTATTTTCTGAATCATTTGCTTGCGTTCTAAGACACTTTCTCGCCCAGAGTAATGCTGTACCTCCACCTGGTAGTATTCCTTCCTCTAGCGCGCTTCTAACTGCGCACACAGCGTCATCTACTCGGTCATACAACTCCTTCTGTTCAAGGTCTGTGTTTCCACCCACATAGATCACACCTATACCACCAGATAGTGATGCTATTCTAGACAGGATGAAGTCCTTGTCTTCTTTTTTCTTTGCCTCTGCGTAAGCATGTCTTAATTGCTCAGTTCTTTTTGATACCTCTGCATCGTTGTCCCCAGAGTCTTTAACGATCACGGTACTGTCCTTGGAGACAATAACTTTCTCAGCATGGCCTAGGTCTGAAAACTCCATTATGCTCAGGTCATCGCCCGTCTTCTCACTGAAGTATGTCGCTCCCACACTTACTGCTAGGTCCTGCATCAACTCATGCTGCTTGTAGCCAAATGAAGGTGGCTGAACTACACATACATTAATCCCCTTCTTAACTACGTTTGCCGCTAATGTGTTAATCACGTTGCCAGAGCATGGTGCTACTATCAGTATTTTCTTCCCCTCTCTGATGATTGGCGCAAGAACTTTCTCAATCTGTAAAATATTGGATATCTCTGCATCGGATACCAAGATGAATGTATCTTCAAGAACACACTCATCTCTCCTCTGGTCGTTGATGAACAGTGGCGAGCTGTAGCCCCTTTCAACCTTGATCCCGTTCGTTGTTTCGTAGTAAGTACTTGATGTCTGTGACCTCTCTACAGTGACCACACCATCCTTACCCACCGAGTTGTAGACATCAGCGATAATCTTCCCTATCTCAGGGTCATTATTGGCTGAAATAGTAGCCACATCTTTCAACTTCCCCTTGGTTACTTTTTTTGAGTTGTCACCAAGCAGCTTAACAACATCCTTAGTTCCCTCAATCATGTACTTAAAAACCTCTTGGTTTACGTCAAAGTCATGTGAGACCAAGGACTCTGTCAATACAATAGACGATGTCGTGCCATCGCCTGCCACAGTAGCTGTACGCTCCGCTGCCTCCTTCATCATCCTAACCGCTAGGTTCTCAACTGGGTCAATCAGGTCAACAGACTTCGCCACTGTCACACCGTCCTTCGTTACTGTAATCCCACGAGTGTGCTCAGGGGATTCAATCAGCACGGTCTTGCCGCTAGGACCCATGGTTGACTTTACAGCCCTGCTTATCTTCTCAATCCCAGCCCTAAGCTTGTGACGACCATCTTGGTCGAAGTGTAATTCTTTTGGTATCATTTGATTCAATTTTTACCAAATGTAGTAAATTATTTTAAAACAACATACTAGCTCCCACAATTTTCACACTCGCCATCACCCAACCCACAGCTCGGACTAACACCATTCAACTCCATCTCAATCTCGTGAATACGGTCCCTCAAAATCATGTCAGACATCATGTTGCCAGACAACTGTTCGTTCAATTTTTTTAACTCCTTTTCTAACTCTTCCATCGCCCAAAGATAAAACAATTTTATGACGCATGTTGACTTTTGCCTCCCCTACTCTATATATATTTTTCTCTTTTTTTATATTTTTTTTTTATATACGACCCCCTTTTTCTTAACATTTTCAACATATTAATAATAAATAATTAAGAATCAAGTAGTTACAAATTTCAACTCAACATAAACTCAACATAAACTCAACATAACTCAACATATTTTCATCATAAATCAGTAGGTTTTGGGTTATATATACATATTACGACACGGGTCGCTGAGGGAAAACTGATTTTTTCCGAGGGAGGGGGGTGGCTATTTGCAACAATGTTGCAGATATTTTGGCGTTTATGTCAAGACATATGTTGACTTTTGCTACCTATTATGTTGACTT